TGCGGCCCATAGCCGGGCAGCAGTGGAACTTAACAATGACCGAGGGCACGCGGCTGCCCTCGACGTGGTCGCCTATCGCAAACGTTAGGGCGGATCGTATCATCGTTCCGTGCGAGCACAACGAGGCGGCGTTTACCGATAGCGGCGTAACAGTGCCGATCAGCGTCTTGCCTGGCGGCACATCTCCGAGTGAGTTTCCGGCAATGCACTGGCAGTATGACGGCTCGGAATCCTACACGTTCCTGACGCTCGCAGATCGCGGCGCGCGGAAAGGCTGGGTCGAGGTGTGGGCCGCGTTCTATCAGGCTTTTGGATCACCAAGTGACACACCAGATGCACGACTCATCATAAAAACTCGCAATGCGGCGGAAGGGTACGACGATTTGATGAGCAGGATAGTCAGCGGTTGCACAGATAGCCGGATCGTGTTTTGGCGTGAGGACGTGGCGTTTATGTCTGACGTCTATTCCTCGGTGGACTGTTTCGCTATCCCCTCCCGTTCAGAGGGTTGGGGGATGCCCCACCGCGAGGCGGCAATGATGGGCCTGCCGGTTATCGTGATCAGGTATAGCGGTCTCGATGATGGGCACACCGACGACTGGGCCATAGTCATTGAGAAGATGAGTAGGCATAGAATACCCGCCTCTTTTCCAAACTGTGGCGGATACTGGCAAAAGGCAGACGTTACCGAGTTGGCTGAGAAGATGAGGTGGTGCTATGAAAACCGCACCGAGGCCGCCGAACGTGGGCGCAAGTCCGCTCAGTGGCTACGTGACAATCAGACCTGGAAACATTCGGCAATGGCATTACGAGACCTGATCGAGGAGCATGGGTAATGGCACTCACAGCCACACAGCGCGCAGACCTGCAAGGCGACTTGGGCACCGGCTCAGATGAAAGCGTATTCACCAACGATGAACTTGACCGGCTTTACGCACGCGCTGGCAATGACTATAATCTGGCCGTCTACTTTGGCTACCGCCAACTGCTGGCCCAGGCCAACAAATTCCACAACTATACTGAGGGTATGACGCGAGTCGAGCGCGTGCAAATGCGTGAGAATATCGCCGATTCGATGAAGTTCTGGAAAGATGAGGCCAGGATAGAAGTTGGGGTGAAAATGGTTGGCTTACTCTCCATTCCTCCGAGCGATAAGGACGCGCCCAGTGCCTAGCGTAGACGCCTGGGCGGGCAATACGTTCCCGCTCGGTGACTGGCTAGATGACATTCACGCCAGTGTAGACACCGCCCGCATCCTGGCAGACAAGGCGGTATCAGTGGTACTGGTGCGCGCAAGGGTGGAACTGGCGGCGCAATCGGTAAGGATCGAGGATTTGCGAGACCGTCCGCGCCGTTACCAGACCGAGGCTGGCGAGACCGCCCTAGCCGAGATACTTATACTCGGTTACAGCGGACACCCGACCATCACCGACACCGATATACAACGCGGCGATAGATTCGCGCTTGACGGCGCAGGATACAAGATCGTGGCCGTCGTCCCAGGGCTGCAACATAGCCTGCAAGCATTTGCCACGATGAGGGCGTAATGCAAAGTGGTTTTGAGTGGAAAGTACCGCCGGAGAAAGCGTTTCCAGAACTGGCGGATGCATACGCAACGGCAATCCATCGGGGCATCTACGCAATTGCCCAACGCTACGCGCCGCTCATCAAGAACTGGATGAAGGACAACGCACCCTGGACTGACCGGACGGCCAACGCCAGGCAGACACTTTGGACTGAGGCAAACGAGGTCGTGGGCCAGATGGTACAGATTATCCTCAGTCACGGAATGTACTATGGTATCTATCTCGAACTGAACAACGCCGGACGGTATGCCATAATTGATCCGGCCCTAGACCATTTTGCGCCGCTAATTTGGAGGGATGTACAGAGGATGCTATCGTGAGCACAGTTAGCGCGGCAAAGGCGGTCTTGGAAGCGGACGCCACGCTGGTTGCACTGGCGACGGGTGGCATCTACGATTACGCCGAGACCGGCCCGGATGGAATCAGCCGAACCGCTACGCCGTCCGCTTTTGATAGCAACGAGATAATCAGGCCGTGTATCTTGCTCAAATCTCGCGGCGCTACACCGGACGGCGCACTGACCGACGAGGGCACGCAATATCTGAGCGTGCGCGAGCCGCTAGAGGCTTGGTTTTACGAGGACACCGGCTACAGCAACATCGAGGCGATGCGCAACCGCGTGTATACGTTATTGCACGCGCAACAACTGACCGACACGTTCAAGGTCCTGTGGGCTGGTGACGTGCGCACACAACGCGACACCAGCCTGGACGCAAACGTAGAACGTTCTGAATTTGCAGTTCACACATTCAAGAGTTAGATAGTAGGAGGATATAACGATGGCATTCGATACTTTTGGAGCACCGCAATTTGGTTTGGAGGACGTCAAGATTGCTACCTGGAATTCCACCGATAGTTACGGCACGGCGGTGGACGTTCCGAGCGTCCAGTTGATGGGAACGGTGATGCAGACCGTCTCGGCGCAGCTGGAGGGCGACGACAAGATCACCGATAGCCACACGCAGATCATCGGCGGTCAGGTTCGCCTGCGCTTTGGCTCGGTCAGTATGGCGGCGCTTGAAGTGCTGCTCGGACTGACATCTACCGCCAGCGATTCAGACCAGGACCACCTGAAAATGACCGGCGGCGACGATATGCCCTACTTTGGCATTTGCGGCAAGATGAGCGCCACCCAGGGCGACGGCGACCTGCACGTGTTCCTTCCGAAGGTCAAGATTATGGAGGATGTGACGCTGGCTCAGGCCGAGTATGGGCAGTACCTTATCCCGGAGGTTGCGGGCCAGGCGGTAGATGATACCACGTACGGCGTCATCAACCTGATCGAGCACGCCGCCGATACCGCCATTTCGATCCCGCCGTCCAACATCAGCTAATGGACAAGCAATCAGTCACCAGCGCGGCTGAGTGGCGAGAGCCGCGAGAGAAGGGATTTACCGTCACGCTTCCATCTGGCAATGTGGCGCGTATACGCCCCGTTGCGCTCGATGTGATGATTCGGGACGGGAGCTTGCCTGACTTACTCTCTCCCATTGCCGCTAAAGCACTCTGGACAGAGACGGACGTCGAACAGATTGGCGAGATCGCGGAACTGGCAACGGGAATGGCTGAACTGTTCGGCCAGGTCTGCAAGGCAGCGTTTATGGAGCCGCGTGTCGTGGAGAATGTAGAGGATTTGGGCGAAGGCGAAATAGCATTGTCGGATGTGGCTTTTGATGACAAAGCGTTCGTCTTTCAACTGGCAATCCAGCCGGCCCAAATCCTCCGCAAGTTTTGTGAGCAACAAGCGCGAGATGTGGAATCTCCACGCGCTGGCGACAGCGACGCACCAGAGGCCGAGTAGCATTATAGGGATTGACGACCGCTGGGCGGCATACCAATTTGACGCCGCTACGTGTCTGGTGGGAACAACGGTCGAGAACGCGCTGCAAGAGACCTACGAGACAGGCGGCAAACTCACACCGCGCTATACACTGACACAACTCCTGGATGCTGATTTCCGCTTGCCGCCACCGGCAGGCAGTGGCAACGCAGTCAAGGCTCTTAAAAAGATGGCGGCTAAAGACAAGGCCGTCAGATACCACAAGGTAAAATGATGCCAACTCAACTGGCGCTTCCAGGAATGGCGGGCGGATTGGGGCACGCGCACGGTGTTGTCTCCATAGACACCTCGTCCGCGACGGCCGCCGCCGTGACGCTCCGGCGCGTTGGGCAGGATATGGGCAAGGCGTTCAAGCCTGTCCAGACTACAATCACCAGGCTGCGCGGCGACCTGCGTATGATGAGCCGCGAGATCGCCGCGATTGGCGCGGGCGCTACTATCACAGCCGTGTTGGGCCTGAACGCCGCTCGCGACGTGCGTAACTATCGCATTCAGTTCAGAGCGTTGCTCAAAGATGAGCAAGAGGCCGAGCGCGTGATGCGCAGCCTCACCGACCAGGCCAACCGGTTCGGAATTGAGGTTAACGAGGTCTGGCAGTTGGGGCGCTCCCTCATCCCCGTGCTAGAGGACGGCGCAGCCTCCCTCGATGATTGGGTAGTACGCGCCGCCCTACTCGCCTCGACCAATCCCCTGAAAGGCACGACCGACGCTGTCCGTGCTATCCAGGAATACCTGGCCGGTCAGACCATCTCCCTGCAACGGCTGTTCAATATCGATCCGAACATGATCGCCGACGCCCAAGCGCAATTCGAGGATGTCGGAGAGCAACTGGACTTTATCCTGTCCAAAATGGGCGCAAATGAGGACGCAGCGGCGGCAATGGCAAATGAGTGGGTATCGCTCAGGAACGAACTAAAGCTGGCCCTGGCTACCGGCTTCACCCCCTTGATGGAAACCCTCGCGCCTATCGTTCGGCAATTCACCGAGTTACTGCCCAGCCTCCGCGATACTAACCCTGAGATTTTGGCCTTTGGCGCTGGGCTGATCTCTATCGTAGCGGTGGGCGCGCCATTGCTCGTATTTCTCGGCAAAGTGATTGATTCTCTACAGACGATCAAGGCTCTCTCGATTGCCGGATCGCTTGGCAGAGCGGGCGTCTATGGCGCGGCAATTGCGGCGGGCACGGCGGCTGGAGTCGGGGCGACGCGCGCAATCGGGAGCGCGACAGGCGATGAACGCTTGCAGAAATATGGGCTAAAAGATGTAATTGAGACTATCAAAAAGGCTATTTTCATCGTCGTGGATATGTTGACAAAAGCGGAAACGCTGTGGGTGTCAATAGTGTCGAAGGCGGTCGCCGGTATAGTCAAGGCATTCGCGTTCGCTACGGACGCCCTCGGCCAGTTCGCCAGCTATTTGGGTGATAAATTGCATATCGAGAGCTTGCAGGAGGCGGGCGACAACATAAGCGCATTTGCCGACAGGTTACGAACTGCCACGGATGAAAAGCTGGAAGAGTTCGTAGCGGGCGGCGTTGAGAGCCAGCGGCTACTAATGGAAAAGATCGCGCAATTCTTGTTCCCATCCGAGGCGGTGGCAGGCGGGGCAGGGGGTGGCGCTGGTGGGCTACCGCCTGGCGGGGCTGGTGACGCCGTATCCGAGGCGGCATTGGCGGTATTCGCAGAATACCAAGAGGAGCGTGTCGCTATCGAAGAGGAAACCGAGAGGCGGCGTAACGAAATCATAGCGGCGGCGGCAAGCGAACGTGAAAGCCTGGAAGCACGGATACTAGAGGCAGAGATTGAGTTCGGGAAACAGGAAACACGCTACGAAGAGGAATACTACCGCAACCGCACCGCCCGCGCCGAGGCCGCCGGTAAGGAAATGGCCCGCGCCGAGGCCGACCACCAACGCAATATGCGCCGGATGAGAGAGGACAGTCTAGCGCGCCAGGATACAATGATCGGGGCGCGTGACGCCCTGGGCCTACGCCGTGAACGGCGCAGCTACGAGGTAGAGCGCCAGCGCGCGGAGGAAGATCAAGCCGTCAAAATGTCACGCCGCAACGAGAGCTTTGCCCTCGAGATGGCACAGGCAGAGGTACATTTCCAAATCCAACGCGCACGCCGCGAGCAGGATTTCACCGCGCGACAAGCCAAGTTGAGCGAAGAACTGGCGACGGTGAACACACGCCGCGATGAAGAGTTGGAATTGCTCAAGACCGTGACCGAGACGCAGTTGGACAACCTGGAACGCGCCACGCTAGAACGCATCGGCACAATAGACGCTACGCTGGTAGCAGGGATGAACGTCATCACCCAGAGCGCGACCACGACCGGCGAGATGCTGGCCTGGCTAGAACAACAGCGACAGGCGCTGGCGAGCGGAATCAGTGGCAGGCGCGGCGGCACCGGCCCCATTCCAGGCTACGCGAGTGGCGGATACGCGAGCGGCATCATCCGCACCGGCGAGCAGGGCCGCGAGTTCGTACTGGACGCTCAAACCACCCGCGCGGCGGAGCGGGCGTTGGGCGCGCGGCTCACACAACAGAACGTGCTAGGCGCGCAACGGGGCGGCCAGTTGGGGATACACCAAAACTTTACCTTCCGCGGGGATATGAGCGCGGGTATGCGCCAGTGGTACAGACGCACGGCCAGAGAGGAAGCGCAGGCGGCCTTCCAGGGAGTGATGGGATAATGGCCTACGAAATTGGCGCAACCTACGTAGGAATGAAGGAGTTGTCCGACCTGACCGTCCCTGTGCCGGATCCAAAATCGGACTTTCAGGATTATAGCCAGTACATCACGCTTGGCAATAACAAGGTGCGCGGGGCGGGCGTAGCGATAGGCGAGTGGCGTTGGACGTATTTGGAGCGCACAACACGAGACCAGCTAAAGACTTTCTGTACCGCCGCCAGCGCGGATGTGTACATTAAGACCCGCAAGAACGATAATGAGGACGCCTACCAACTTTACACCGCTACAATGATCTGGCCGATGGATGAGGAAAAGAGTTTCAGCCGCCGAATGGACTTTGTAATTAAGTTTACGAATGCGGAGGAGTATACCCCGTGACGAATAGCCCGAACCTGCCGCCGGAAAAACTGATCAAGATGCACGACAGGATGTTTTTGGAGACTGTGCGTGCGGCAATACTAGACAAATTAAACGAAGAGACACGCGCAAACTACGCCGTAGAGGGATGGGTACAACTCCCCGACGGCGATTGGGTGATTCAATTGAAGCGAACACTAGATAGCTACGATACTGATTAAATATGGCGCGCATCATCACCGCTCCCGAACTTGCACACCTGCGCAGCGACGGCCAACGCTGCGAATTATTTTTAGCCGTCCATACCCCTGCATCAGTATTCACGGCAAGGCTCAAGGGTGCGCCAGCCTCGACGGATGGGGTTTACGAGATTGATTTTGACGGCGGCTCGGCTGGCTTTGCCGATTGCATAGCGGGGCAGACCGTCTACATCGGAAGCACGGCGGGCGCGTATGACGTGGGAATGGCTCGTCTGCGCGGTGCGGTCGGCGGCGTCTCCGGTACGATGGAAATTGGCGAGGCCAGCGAAATAGACTGGACGGACAACGATTACATCACGGTGGTTGATGAGTTTGCGCTTTGGCCGCGCCACCTGCGGATCGACGGTGGCGGCACTGTCTACGTGGATTATGACGTGTCCTACACCGACCAACACGAGGTTTGCGACCCCGTGCCGGTGCTTGGGCCTCCGGCTGTAAAGTGGCTGACCGGCGCGACGGTTGACGTTGAATTTGACGCCTCGGACTCGTGGGTGTCCGGCTCTACCATCTCCGCCTATTCCTGGACTGCCACGGGCGCGAGCGCCACGAGTGGGATGGCGACCGCGACGCCTACTATCACCTACGACACGGCGGGCACGTATCGCGTTTCCTGTTTGGTGACTGCAACGAACGGGGCAACATTCACCGGCTACCGATACGTATTTGTCTACGACACGAACAGCCAACCAGCAACTATATTTCGCCTGGATGATTGTTCCGGTGACTGGCAATCTGGCGGCTGGCGATACCGCGTCACCATGTGGGATGAGGCTCTACGCTCAGAGATCAGAGACCGCGCCCAGGTCATCTTGTTCGCCCGCGACTGGTACGGGGACACCGAAACCAGCATCGGGCCGGTGGACGACCGCGAGAACGTCGTGGCTGTGGGCTGGATTGCAGACGAGAGTATCAAATGGAATCCCCGACAGGGCATAGTGTCATTTGATATACAAAGCCCACAGTTCTGGATGGGCAAGATGACCGGCTTCCCCACCGGCGTTGAGGATTACGACGGCACGCCTACTTCCTGGATCGAGTTCGAGGATTTGACGGTTGACAAAGGGCTTTGGCATTTCTTACACTGGCGCACCACCGCCACGCTGTGTATGGATGTGACACTCACAAGTGACACGCGCCAGATCAAAGTCTTTGACTCGCCTGCCAGTAGCCTGTGGGCACAGATAACACAGGAGAGCAAGCGTACCATTCTGGCCCACCCCGCTTGTGATCGCTATGGACGGTTGTTTGTGGAGATTGACCAAAACCTTATACCGGTGGCAGATCGAGGCGCTATACCGATTGTACAAACTCTGGCCACACAGGATTGGCGGGAGCAAATCGGCATAGAGCGTAAAACGGTTGATGAGATTGCCTTGCTCGACCTGTCCGGCGTGGCTTATGCCGGCGGCAGCGGCACGCCTTATTTCTCACTTTCACCGGGGCACGTGTTCAGGCGGTACGGTAGCATCCAGCGCAAGGAGCGGCTGGCGCTCAACGACCAGGCGGATACCAATACCCTAACCGGCCTACTTGCTGGCAAGGCCAACAACGAGTACCCTAACCTCGACATTTCGCTGGCGAGCAATCACCGGATGCTCGACATTTGCCCGCAGCAATATCTGAGGCTAACCATAGCGGAGGGTGATACCGAGCGCGGCATCTCGTTCACCAACCTTGATTTTATCCCGCGCCGCGTATCGTTCCGACATGATCCCGACACGGGCGTAATGCTGACAGACGTCACGGTTGAGGCTTACACCACGCCAGAGCTTGCCGTCACAGGCGACCCGCCTCCTGCCCCACCCGATCCAGCCGATCCAGAGCTTCCGCCTGTACCAATCATTCCGCCCGTGCCCCCGCTGTGGACAGGGCCGGTCAAGGCGGCATTCGCCCACACGCAGACAGATTTTGGCTATACCGCCGACTTGCTCCTGCGCCACGTGGACAGCACGGCGACGGCGGGCACCGCCGGCACTGACCT